TGCGAAAGCCCCACCTTGTCGGGAGCGTTTTCGGCGTCCCAGAAGAGTTGCTCGGCCAGCGAGTGCTTCGGGTTCACCAGTAGACGGCCATAAAGCCCGTCCTCTCGAATCTCCACACCCGAGAGCTTCCCGATTCGCTGGGCATAGGAGCGTTGGGCCTTACCCTCCACGTGATCGACATTGACGGCGATCCCCTCATAGAGCCCTCGGGCCTCTCGGGCGGCATCGGGGGTGTACTCTCGCCCGTTAAGAGATTTGAGGCCCAGGATTTTGACGCCTTCGATGATGCCCTGCTCGCGATCGACGCGAAGGGCGACGCCCCGGCTCGTGGTGTATTCCAGGAGCCGCTCCGATCCATCGTGGGATTCGAGCGACTCCTTCGCCCCGCCGCCCGACGCTTGAGCTTTGCGGATGGCCGCATTGGCGGTGCGGATCGCGATGGCCTCAGCCTGTTCGCGCCCCGTGCCCTTCTCCAGCTCGGCCCGGAGGGTCTTGTTCGCGAACCGGACCCAGAGGGCCGCTTCCTTGTCGCCACGGATTCGCTTGTTTTTCTCCCGGGCCTGCTTGGCTGTCCAGGGCATTTGCACCCCTCCAAGAAACGAAAAAAGGCCCGACCCGATGCGTGTGCATCGAGCCGGGCCTGGTTGTTCCAATACCCGGAAGTCTACTTGTCGGTCCCGTCCAGCTTCCGCCGGAGGGTCCGCGGCGAGCCCGCCTCAAAGGTGGCGATCACTCCCACGTCGCCGTAGAAGTCGGTCGCTTCCGCCTCGCTCCAAAGCTGGTCAAGCCGATGGTGCGCCAGTTGCCGTAGGCTGTCGGCGGGCTTCGGGGGGGCCTTCGGGGCCCCACTTCTGCCCGTATTCTTACCCACTTTCGCCATGCTTGTCAACCCTCCATTCTTAGGCGGCTGCCCGTTTCAGCAGCGCTTCGCGCTGTCGAATCACTTGCTCAACCGCCGCGCGGCGAGCCTCCCAGTCGGCCAGGGATTCGCTCCTGAGCCGTTTCGCGCTGACCAGCTTGCCGTCCGGCTGCAAGAAATCGGTCCACTCCGGCTGCCGGCCGAGCCGCTTTCGGGCCATCCTGTAGCGTCTGACGCCCACGGCGGCAATCCGCTGGGGCTCTTCCGCGCCCGTGAACCACTGGACGTAAGCCGACGGATCGGGGATCGTCTCGGCCGTGGCATTCGCGAAGTCGGCAGCGAGGGCGGCATTCTGGGCGAACTCCCCTGGCATCGCCAGTACGGCGGACAGGAAACACCGGCAGTTTGCGCGGTCTGGCAAGTCTGGGGCGTGCTCGCCATCGGACGCCACGAAACTCCCGTCCGGCTGCCGATCGTACCGCTTGCCGTGCCTCAGGGCGTGCTCGGGATCGGTGTTGGCGTCCAGGGTAGCGATGATCTCCTGTGCTGCGATCAGGTCCCCGGCCTGCTGAATCGTCCGCTGCTGCGACAGCTCGGCCACACGACGGCCCTCTGTCCGCGCGATCCGCTGGCACTGGTACCGAGGGGCCCGGAGCGTCTCTTCCAGCCGCTTGCGGACCTGGAGAAGGCTCTCGCCGCCGGAGTCGCCTCTGGGATACAAGGCCGCGTAGGCCCGAATCTGGGGGGCCTGGCCTATCCCGATCTGGAGTTGCCGCTTGATCCGCTCCCGGGCGGCGCCCGACCAGTACCCGAGCCGCTCGTCCCAGGCCAGCCCGCCCGGACCCTTGTGGTTGAGCATCTCGGCGACCTCCTCGGCTGAGGGGGGCCGAAACGTGATGGATGCAAGCTCCCGGCGCCATGCGGCGTCGCTCATCGGCTTGGTGACCGGCTCATCGGCGATTTTCTCTCGGAAGACGCCCAACACTCGGAACCATTTGCGGGGTATTGTCGCGACCAGCCCGTCAGTCGCTCGGCGGTGGGCGGCTTTGGCGATCTGCTGGAACCGTGCCCGGATGATGTCCTCAGCGGCGTGGAATGCCTTGGCCGTCACCCGCTCGACGTGCAGAGCCAGATCGGCTGGCGGATCGGATGCGAGCCCCACGAGAGCCCGAAGCAGATCCCCGAACGGCCGGTCAATCTGGCCGACGCCCCGCTCCACATCGGCGTGCGGGTCGATGCGGTCGCGGTGCCAGATGGACGCGAGGCGGCGGTCAAGGGCGGTTGGCATCAGGTTTCGCCTCCATCGTCAGCGTCGTCTTCCGGTGCGTGCAGTTCGTCCGGCGCCATTGCGGGCGGCACCGCAAATCCCGTACTCCGCTCGTCTTCCTCCTCCATGTTTTCCACCTCGGCCGAGTAGTCGAGTCCGTTTCTCGCCGCCCAAGTCTGTCTCGACAACACCCCGCCGGCCGAAAGAATCTGATCTGCCTGGGCGTCTTGCAGCCGGTTCCGGGTCTGCACGTTGGGCGGCTCGGCCACGATGTCGATGATCTCGGCCGCCTCAGCCGGGAGCAGACCGGACGCCACGGCATGCTGGATCGCCAGATCCAAGAGGACCTGGTCCTCAACGATCGTTGCCGCCTGTTCGCGCTCGAACATCTTCACCGCCGGGCCCTCGGCTACCATCGTGCTGGAGTAGTTGGCGTTGGAGGCGTCGCTACTGAGCATGAACTCAGGCATCACCAGCCGGGAGGCGACGGCTCGCAGCTCGGCCTGGAGAGCGACCACGTAGCCGGCGAACTCCGGGGCGGGCGGCCACTCGTACTCCGTGTCGTTGGCGACGTGCTTGACCGTGCCGGGCCGCAGGCGTTCGTAGTTGGTCTGTTCGCCCTTGGCCGACGTGACCGAGACGTCGGCCTGGCCATCAAGGTAGCTCTGCACTTGGGCGTGAGTGGCCCGGACGTGCTTTTCAATCCATGCGATCGCGGCACGGCCGCCGGCCAGGTGCGAGAGGTTGGCCAGCAGCTTCTCGGCCCGCTTGAGATTCTTGCGCACGGCGTAGAACAAGGGCAGGCCCCGGGGGCTCGCCAAGTCGACGTTCGCCTTGCGGTGCTGGACCTCGGCCGCCTCGATAGACTCTCCGCCGGCGAGGAAGTACCGTAGCGGCGTCTCCGCGTCGTCCTCATCGAATTCGATTCCGTAGCGGATTCGGGGCTTCATGTGCCCATCGTCCGGCGTCTTGATCTTCTCCGGCTCGATGAACCGGACCCGCAGAAGTCCGTCCTGTGTTGCGAAGAACCGCAGGAACGCCTCCCCGTCGCGATCCATCCGCAGCCTGATCTCCTGCTGTCGGCGGTGCCAGCGGTTCGCCCTGATCCACTCGTCGAGCCACTGCCGCACGACGTCGATCAGGTCTTCGCTCGGCTCTTCGCCGGGTTTCGCTTCGACGCGGTACTGGTGCCCCTTGCCGACGATGTAGCTGATCCGATTCTCGTGCCCGTTGAGGGCGAACTCGTTGTGGGTGGCCAGCCAGCGGCAGTACCCCCGTACGCTGTCGAGGCCCGCTTCGCTGGTGTAGGCCGCAGCCACGGAGCCAGGGGCCGCGAGGCCGATCCGGCTCCACACCTCCCGGCCTGCATCGTCGGTCAGCTCGTCGTGGTCGAAGCTGACGAACTTGTCCCAGACCTCCAGGCTCGACTCCATGGCCCGGATTTGGTGCTCGATGAAGCGCAGTTCATGGTCCGCTAGACGATCGCGGGCGCCGTCGATTGCTGCTGTGTCGTTCACGCCTGAGCCTCCTATTGGTTTGCCCGATGCGCCGGCCGATGTCTTTTAAAAGCTGGTGCAGCAAGCCGAGGTACGGACCGTCGTAAAGCCCCTGGGTCGACACGTCGAGCTGGTCGAGTACGTCGCGGCGGATGGAGTCCAAGTTGCTCATGTCGACGCCAGCACTTGCCCGGCGAGCCGTGCCGCCATCTCCAGGGCGTCCGGCCCGTCGTCATGCTCCCCGGTGGGGAAATCCATCAACTGCTCAACCAGTCGGCGTCCCCCGGCGGTATCGCGGACCCTCACCTTCCGATCGACGATGTACGGGTTGAGTCGCCTGATCCGCAGTTCCTTGTTGACGCCACCGGACAGCATCGGCACCGGATGCCACTGGATGCCAAATCCGCCGCGCGTCACCCGCTCCAGGTCGTGCAAAAGGAATTCCTGAAACTGCTCGGCCTCGATGCCGAGAGCGTCGGGCTTCCACAGATTGCAGAAGTCCACCACAGCCCCGGTGAGCCGATTCAGCGGGATGCGTTCCAATACGCAATCGACCCAGAGCAAATGTTCGGCGAAGCCCAGGAAGACGAGCGCTGTGAAGTCGCCCTGCTTGGCCCGCTTGCCCTTGGACGGGTCGCAGGCCACGATCCGGGCGTCAAACCGGGCCGGGAACCGCTCCCGCGGAACGAAGACGTCATCGAACAGATGGGGAGGCCAATCCGTCCCTCCGGCCTCTGACGGGTCCTGTTGATCCACGGCAGCGAAGATCGCTGGGTCGATCCGCTTCTCCTCTTCCAGTGTTTCTCGCGTCTTGTGCCGGGGCCACAGGGCTTCGCCTTCGACTCGGGGGTCGTCGGGGTGCGTCTTCTCAGCCTTGCGCAGACTCGGAATTTCGATCACCCGCCACTTGTCCGGCTGGAGACGGAGCACACGGCCCACCAGGTCGTCCCGGTGGCGCCGGGTATTGACGATCACCACGCGCCCCACCTCGCCGATCCGCCGGAGGATTTCCCCCACGAACCAACGCCAGCAGTCCTCGCGGGTCGTGGGCGAATAGGCTTCCTTCTGATCCTTGAACACGTCGTCGATAAGACAGAGGGTCGCGGGGCGGCCGGCCACCCCCTGGCCACGCCCCACGCATTTGCAGAAGCCGCTGTGGCCGACTACCTGGAAGTAGCCCCGCTGGCGAACGGTCCCATCATCATCGGCCTTGCGGCCCGTGCGAAGCCGCGTCTGGGGGAAAAGGACCCGATACTCTGGCGTGCCAATGATCGCCTGCACGTCGCCGCCGAAATCTGAGCCCCATTCGGCGTTGTACGTGGCGGCGATGATCCGCTCTTCGGGGTTGCGGCCGAGAGCGTAGGCGGCGGCTCGCCGGGTTGAGAGTTCGGTCTTGCCGACCTGGGGAGGCAGGAGCACGATCAGCCGGCGCTGCTGGCCTTCGATCACCGCGTCGAGCTCGCGCGCCAAGAGGCGGTGATGCCAGTTGACGACATAGGAGCCGTCGAACGTAAACCGCGTGAAGTCAAGCAGGTTCGATCGTGCCCGGCTTACCGTTCCCGCCCAGTCGTCCGTTACCTCCTTGACCATTTCCGCCGTGGCTCGTGCCGCTTCGGGGTCCGGCCAGGAGTCTATCGAGGTGGGCCATTCGACGGGCGATGAACCCTTGCCGTTGTTCTGCATCGGTCTTGTCCTTGACCGTCACCTCTTGATGGCGCCCGAACTTCTCCGGCCGGGCTGCCTCCAGCAGCCGCTCAAGTAACCGGTCGCTGTAGGTGTACTCG